AGACGCGGCCGTCTGCCCGTAGTTGGACGACATGCCGAAAGTAGACGTATCTGCCGAACCTATGATATTCCCGTTCGCGTCGTACTGCAAGGACTGTCCGGGCGCCGCGGTCTCGACAGCTCCGCCGTACCCACCGCCCGTGGTGCCGTCTGTGCCGCCACCGTAGCCGCCGACGCCGGAGCCGTTCATACCGCCACCACCCCCGCCGCTACTTCCACTACCGAAGGCGTTGTTGAGGAGTCCGGTGCCGGCGCCGTTCGGGCTGAAGAGACCGCTCGCCGCGCCCGCGACGCCCGTGTACTCGCCCGCCTGCGCGGCGCCGATGTTGAGCTGCGCCTGACTGACATTGTTCGCAGTGTTCTGGTTCGCCGTCTGCAGGCCCTGGTTAGCTGTCGTACCGAGCCCCGCCGCGCCCATCAGCTGGCTGATGTAGGTGTTGTAATCTTGCGAGGCGGTGCCGGTCACGTACTGGCCGACAGCGGCCGCGGTGTTCGGCGTGTACGCATTACCCATCGCAGCGGCCTGGCGCTGGATCGCCTGCGTGCCCTGCTGGACAGCGAACTGGTAGCCGGGCATGTTTGTAAAGTTCGAGTAATTGGCAGGCTGACCGTTGAGCCCCAGCGAAGACTGCAGCGCGGTGTTGGCGCCCTGGCCCGTCGCCTGCTGGTTGCTCCAGATACCTTGAATGTTGCCGAGGTTGTTCTGCTGCGTCGTGATCGAGTTCTGGTTCGCGTTCGATAGCGCGTTGCCGGCGGCTACGGAGCCTCCGATGGTGGCGCCTGATTGCAACAAACCGGGCAGGGCGCCCGTGATGGTCGAAGCTAAAGTCGAATCTGTACTTGCCATGTTTCCTTGTCCGCTCAAGCCTGAGCCGTTGCTCATCGTCGCGCCCGTGCCGAGTACACCTAAATAATTTCCGGCGTTGTAGTTGCTGCCAACCGCGCCGGTACTGTACGGAGACGATCCCGACATACTCGGCGCCCCGCTGCCGCCCGCCAAGCTGCCCAAAGCGTAGTTGGTACCGATACCGAGACCTGCACCGACGCCTGCCGTCGCAAGACTCGTCGGTATACCAGCCGCATTGTTGATCGCACTCCCGGCCTGACCGACAACGCCGGAGCCACGGATCGCGCCCCCGATACCGCCAGCGAGCGCACCGAGCCCGATGTTGCCGTGGTTGAGCGCACTGCCTGCGGCGCCGACACCCGCACCCGCCAGCGCGCCGCCGCCCGCGTTCCCGAGACCGGTCGCGCTGCCTACCGCGTTACCCAGACCAGATAACGCACCTGACGCGCCGACGCCGCTCAACGCGCCGCCGGCCAAGCTTCCGAGCGTGAGCGGCTTACCGAAGCCTGCGTCGATGGCGGCGGTGCCGGCCGTACCTATAGCCGCGCCGGCGAGACCCAAATCGAGTGCGGTGGTGCCACCGAGCACCGCGCCAGCGAGTGGCGCAGCGGCGCCCATAGTTGCCGCCGTGAGAGCGAGCGCGGCGATGTCGGCGCCGTACTTACCGAGGAAGCTTGTCGTCGGATGCTGACCGACAAACCGGGTCACGTCCGGTGTATTCCCTGCCTGAGTCTCGTTCGCCTTCGCGTCCGAGCCCGAACTGATCGCGCTCGACGCACCCCAAAGACCGTACGGGTTCTTGCCTAGCGCCTCGACCCCGCCGCCCTGCCCGGTGATCTGCTGACCGTGATACGCACCCTCAGTGTTGAAGGCGTTGTAGAAGTTTGAGGTCTGCGCGGCAGTCCACTGCTTGCTGGGGTCGAGCGCAGATACGTCACCTTCCATCGCGGCAAGCAGTGGGTCTTTCGTAGCAGAGTTCATCAGCGTCTGATAGCTCTGACCCTGGTCGTACAGCCCGGAAGATTGCAGGGCGGTGTTCCAGGCACCAGTGAAGTTGTTGCTGTTTAGATCTGACTCGACCGTGCTGACATCGGTGTTGTACAGCGAGGTGTTCGACGGGCCGGCTGCCATCTTATTTCGCTACCAACCCGCCAGCTTGATACGCCGCGATCGTGTCCTGGAGAAGTTTGATCTTCTTCAGGAGGTGCGCTATTTCTTTGTCGGCGTCTGCGCCTGTGGCACTGACGGCGGGGGCTGGGTCAAATCCTGCATTAGGCTGCCCTGCACCGACGGATACGCCGGCTCCGGCGACATCGCCTCCGGTGACGGCGCCTTTCCCACTGGGCACTGCACCGCCACTGGACGTACGGCACACGAGCACAGGGACAGCGCGAGGCACAGGGATAGGAGACAGCGCATCGTAATCTTTGATCGCGGCGCTGAGTTTTGTGGCAACAACGTCTTCCACCTCTTTGTTGTGAACGATCTGAGCGTCGGCGACTTTCTTGTCGGACGCTTCGATCTTGGCTTCGCCGATATGGCGTTCGTGCACTGTGTACCAGCCGAAGCCGGCGAGCAGTGCGACGATGATGCCACTGTAGATCCAATCTTTCAGCGGAACCAGTGCGAGTAATGCCGGCATGTCACCCTCCTGCGTCGGGCTGCTTCGAGTCGCGTACGACCAGCCAGTGATAGAGACCGGCCATCGTCGTCGCGAAAGTAGCCCAGGAGCCGAACACCAGAGGGTCGGCGTGCTTGAACAAATAAATCGTACCCACCGTCAAGATCGCATCCACGCGGATGAGAATGACGATGTCACGCCAGTCAATGCGAACCAGCTGCTGGCGGATACTGTCCCGTAAGGAAGTAGCCGGCGATACGGGTTGCTCGTCCGGGTTTATCGAATCCATGCGGCTGCACCTCTTTCGCCCACTCACTCGCAAGAAGGTGATCATGCACCGTCTGCCATTCCTGCGCTTTGATCGCGGCGCGCGTCGGACCAAATTGCTCCCAGCGTCCGCCCATGTTGAAGGCGATCTCATAGAGCGCATTCTTACGGCAGTCGGTATCACACGACGCGAACTCGGGCCAGCGCTGCGCGAGCCGCATCGCGTTCATAATGTCCTGGCTAAACCACCGGTCACTCGTCGACTGCGGAACGGTAAAACCTTCCCACGAGCGGCCGGGAGCTGGGCGCGGTAGCAGGTGGCCGCGTCCACAGGTCCAGTTGCCTTTGGTGTCGAGGTAGGCAGTAAGTACGTCTTTTTCTGCAGCGTCCAGGTCAACAGCCAGCCGCCTATCGATAGATGGATCGAGTACGGTGTCATTTGTTATCGCCATGTTGCGGTTTCCTAACTTGGAACTGAATGTCGCGTACCGTGTCTTTGATGTCGTTCAGCGACTGCTGGATGCCGGCGTTCTGCTGCTTGATCTCGGTCAGCTGGTCGTCGTGCTTGGCGATGTGGGTCTCGACGTTTCCGGTGCGACTTTTCAATTCTTCAATCTGCTGGTTCACCTGCCCCCAGTGATAGCTGCTGTTATATAGCGCGCCCGCCGACGTAATAGCGACAGCCACCGCGGCTATCACCGACTCCGTTGTCCACTTCAAAATCATTTCATACTCACTTGGGCGGTAGCCCACCGAACGGCACGCCAGGCTGCGGAGGCTGGACGTGCTGCTGCACGAAGTTGTAGGCTTCCACCCACGCTACGGCCTCCATGCCGGTCGACTGAACGCGTCGCAAGAACTCCAAAAGGTTGCCCGCGATGTGCGGCGGGATCGGCGCCTGCACGTTCGGGTTGATCCGCACTTCGGCGTGCGGATGATCTTTGATTGCTTCGGCGATGTGCTGCGCCAGGGCCTGGCCGTGGTCTTGGGTTGTTTCTGCGTTCGTCATAGCTCACCTCTCATGCTGACAGTCAACGTGTCAGCGGCCGGCCACACGGCCGACTGCTGAGACTGCTGCACCCCGACCGACACTATGGCGGACGGCTGTGGCAGCGAGATAGAAATTGAAGCTGACTGCGGGCCCACTACGCCGTCACCTACCAGCGCGACGCTGTAGCTGTGCGGGGCGCCGTCGGCGGGTATCGGCAGCTTCGTGCTTATCTTCGTAAGGTCTACGCTGTACGCTCCGGCGCCGACGTACGGCGCCAGCGTACCGAGCGAGGTGCACGCGAACCCATCAACGAACAGGAGCCAGTACTCTGGCGCCTGCGCCGGGGCGGTCGATAAGTTCCAGCTGAGTATACTCATTGCAGGCTGTACGAGAACGTTGTCGAGTTTATACCCTTCGTCCCGGAGGCGGTGAAGCCGGTATTGGTGTACTGGATCTTGGTGCCGTTCACGTTGGCCCCCAAGAGTATGATGGTACCGAGACCTGGATTTATCTCCGCTGCGGCAAGAATCAGCAGCCCGTTATCTTCCACAACGCACGGGAGGATGGGGGTCTGCGTCGCGGGCTCACACACCGCCGGCATACCTGTGATAGTCATCGAGGTAGAGTTCGAGGTGCCCGTAAGGTTTGCCCCGTTCGCCATCGATATCGTGCAGATGTTGCCGGCTATCGTGTAGTGGAACGTCGCGGTCGGCGCGGTCGTGCACCCGGTCAGCGTGCCGGTAAACGTACCAGACTGAACGGACCCTGCGGCGCCGGATCCGGCCGCGCCGCTAGCATTAAAATGTACGATGTTGCTCGTGTCAACATACAGAACCTGATGCCAGCCGCCGTTGTACTGCCACAGCTCGGTCTGGCCGCCGGAGTTCTGCAGGCTGGTCGCGTAGAATGTCGGCGTGGTGGATTCTAGGATTATATTCGGCCCGGCGGCCACCGCGTTTGCCGTGCCGTCACTGGCGCGCAGAACCTGGATGTCGGGGGTACTCTGCGTAGTGTTCCCGCTGACGACGCTGATGGAGGGTTGTGCGGGGGCGCCATCAACCGTCAAGGTGACCTGGCCCGCGGTAGCCGGAATAACTATCGGGCCAGCACCTATGGCGATTGTGCCGTACGGGCTAGCGATGTTGCCCGTGATCGAAATACCGTTCGTGCCCACCGCATTCCGAACGTCCGCCCCCTTCAGCGAGTTGGCGATGAAGCTGCGGAACCAGGTTGCGTCCCACGTTTTCGGGATCGAGAGCGTGTTCGCGCCGTTGATGCCCGGTTTTGTCGCGAGTACGTTTACCACTTGCAGGGCTCGATCATCGCCTGCACGTCCACCGTGAAGGTCGGTGACGCGTCCGTCACGCGGAACTGGCACACCAGGCTGTAGTGCTGGCCCAGGTTCCACCAGATGGCGCCCAGTTGTCCGAAAGCAGCAGCGTGATTAACGGCGCGACGCCCGGTGTCGGGCCCGCGCCCGCGGTTACCACCGCTTCCACCCGCCGCACCGTGAGCCGGTTGTTGCCGTTGTAAATTGGCTGCGTCGTAAACGCGCACACGACCGGCGCGTTTGCGTTCCCGAACTCTGTCTGTACGGTGTCGTCCAGGTAACCGATGGTGCCGCTTTCGGAGTCACCCACCAGCTGCTTTCCAAACGCGTTCAGGTAGGACAACCCGCGGTACTGGATCTCCTGTCCGTCCAGCACCGACACAAGATCAAACCACTGCTGCGTCACGCAGTCGTACACGAGCGTGCGCTCCGCCATCGGGATCGTCAGCACGTAGAACGGGTGTCCGTTCCAGGTCGGGCCGCCTGCGGGCGACGACAACGCATAGATGCCGGTCAATAGACCGTTTTTGTTTGCGTTCGACAGCACCGCCTCGACGCCGGCCGTCGAGATGCGGGTCGGGGTCTGCCCCTCACGCCGCCGCACGGTAAGATCGTTTGCGACCCAAAATACCGAGTTGTCCTGGAGCGCGATGCTGTACGGGCATTGCGGGTGAACGCCGTACGGCATGTACGTGTCGGAGGCCGCGCTGAACGGTGTGCCGGTTGGGTTGCCTGTGTTCACGAAACCTTCCGAGGAACGGGAACCGAACATCAGCACCTCGCGGTGGTCAACGCACATCCCATAAAACGGGTCGGTGCCGAACTGTCGGTTGAACGAGGCCGCGGTAGTGAACGTGATCTGCGCGTTGCCCGACACCTGCCGGCCGTCGTCGTTAAAGAACGTGTACGAGCCCTGGCCGCCGTTGTTGTTCGCCAGAAACACGATGTAGCTGTCCACAAACCACACATCTATCGCGCCGCCCAACGCCAGGAAGAACGAGCTGGTCAGCTGCTGGAAACCGCCACCGCCAGAGAACGGGGTGTAGGTGTAGCAGATGTCGGTCCCTGGCACCAAAATAACCAGGCAGGCGCCGTTGTCCGTCATCCGCACGAAGCCGGTGCCGGTGATGCCGCTGTTGGAGCCCGGTACAATCGTGAACACGCCGGAGCTGTTCACCGTAAAAAGATCGAACCCGACCACCGCGTAGACGGTGCCAGCCATCTCCCACAGCCCGCGGAGCTGGTTCGTCAGACCGCTCGGAGTGAACGCCGTAAGGCCCGGCCAGCGGCGGAGCACGGCCGGCTGCTGCGACTTCATGTCGTCCGGCTGGGTCTGCGGCGCGGGTTCCGGGTAGCACCCGATCAAACGCTTCGAGGCAGCGCGCAGGTCGGCGAGCTGGTACGAGGCGAGCGGGAGCGGTATTGTCTGCGGCTGCGCGGGCATCAGCTCATGATGAACTTCGCGCCTTTCTTAAGGTTTTCTATCCCTGGAATCACGCGTAAGTTCTCCGCTAAGTGCAGTCCGCTGACGAGCTTACCGTTTAGCGGTATCTCGTGATCAACGTGCCAGGGTTCGCCCGTCTCTTTAGTTAGGCGGGCTGCCTCGTTGTAAATTTTCCGAATCGCCTGAAGGTCGGCCCAAGGCGGTGTACGCTGCGATGTCGCCGCTATGCGCGCCATTCTTTCGGCTGCACGGGTCGCGCGCCGATGGTCTGTCTTTCGATTCTTTCGCTCATTGGCGGCCTTCTGTGCTCGACGCTCTGGCGTCTGTTGCCGTTTCTTGTCGTGCTTTTGGAACCAGTGACGGTTCGCTGCAGCCTTCTCGTACATGCAATCAACGCACGTTCCGTTAACCGTTAAACGTTCCGAAATATGTCCGCCACGTTTGCACGGTAAACCAGTGAAGTACCGTTTGGCGCCACTTTCTTTAGCGGCCGCCGCTGCTTTGTTTCCTTCGACTGTCCTGCCCATGCCGATTATAATAGCACGATATAAACTAGTTCACAACCAGTTCGGGCCAGACCACGGGCCGCCCTGCGGACGCGATAGTTCGCCGAGATCGCACTCAGTGTACTTCAGGTACCGCTTAGTCAGCCGGCGCATGGCCTGGTAGATCTGCGCGCCGAGGTCGAACCCGTTCACCGGGTCCGGCGACGGCGGTATTGTGATGCCGTAGTGCGGTGACAGCCATCCGGCCAAGCACCATTTCACATCGCCAATGTCTTCGTCTCTGAGAGGCGCGTTGCTGTTAAGCTGCGCAATGGTCTGCGGGTACCAGCCGATGTTCCCCCAACCGTCGCGCATCTGCGTCAGAAGGTTGTCGTTGAGGATCGTCATCCCGTTGGCGGACTGCGTGGCGGTCGGTTGACGGCCCTCGCGTACGACGCCCAGCTTCTGGAAAGCTTCGGTGATGATCGCCTGGTTGGTACTTGTCATGCGCCTCTCTTAAAATTCAGTGCCCGTCTCTCCGGACCTGTCACGTCTAACTTAAAGTGGTGGACGTTCACCAGCGCGCCTACTGGGTGAGGGCAGCGGCGCTTTTTTCTTTTTATTGCACGCGAATCCACGTTCTCGGATTCACAGCTGCACCCGAAGCCGGCTGGAAGCCGTTCAGGGTGTAACGGAACCGAAGCGTAGCCGCGGCCGAGCCGGCACCGGCAGCCGCCACAGGGGTGAACGTGCCACCCGGGGTGGTTGGCTGCAAGAGGCCCGTGTAGGTCAGCGAGTCGCCAGTGTTCGCGTTGATGGTCAGGGCCGTAATGACCTGACCAATCGTGATCTCAGCGACAGCGCCGTCGACCGGGTTCAACGGCAGATTGATCGTCAACGCAGCCAGCGCGGCGGGCGGTAGAACCACCAGCAACCCCGTCTGCATCGTGATCGTGCTGCCGGTGACCACAGTGGCACCCGCGTAGAAATCGAACGGAACGCCGACAACGTCACCGTGCCCATATCCAACTTGAATGTTAGCCATTTTCTATAGTCCTATGGGTTAGGCAGCCGAAGCGACTTCGATGTTCCGCACGGCGAGTTCGGGGTAAGCGAGCACGGCGCCGACAATCGAATCGAGGCGAGCCGGGAGCACGTCGTTGGACGGATCCCACTGTTGCGCGAAGCGGATGTTGTACCCTTCGAACGCTTCCGCAGCCGTCATCTTGACGAGGGGGCTGAGGTCGAGCATCGGGGGGTTAGCAAACACAATCGCGTCCCTGTACCAGCCAAGCGACTGCTTGATGAGCTGGCCGCTAAGAGCGGAGAGCGCGGCAGCGCCGCTCTGACCGAAGACGCTGATGGCAGCGCCCGTGGCCGGAACGTTGTCCACGTTCTGGTACGCGCCACCGGTGATGATGCCGGGGGCAATCGGAATCGCAATCGCACCAGCGGTGTCGCTGATGGTCGCGGTCACGACGAACTGCTTGGGACGGCCGAGGGACGCCTTCGTCTCAGGGTCGACTTCGTTGACGCCCGCAATGCTGATCACGTCGCCCGCGTTCAGTGTGGTGCCACCCGAAACCCAGCCGTTGGTGTTCAGCGTGAAGGTCGACACAAACGCGTTGCCCGCGCCCGGGTTGGACTGACCGGCACCGTTGACGACCGGGGCGGCCGTGGCGCCGAACGTACCGCAAACGTGCGTCGGCAGCTTCGTGTTACGGAAGCAGACGAAGCCCGCGGCCTTGTCAGCAATCACACCCTCAAGCCACTGATCAGAGACAGTGCTCTCAGGATTGAAGAGGCCCTTGTTGTCACGCACAAAGTACCGCGAGGTTTGCGGGGTCGCGGTGAACGTACGACGGTCATCTTCCGGAGCCAAGGCTTCCGTCAGATACTGCTCGTTCTGGAGCAGCTGGTCGTAGGTTGCCGTGGTGTTGTAGGCGCCCGTGAACTTCGGCACGTTGTTGACCTGGCCCGTGGTGAAGTTCTCGATGCCGGCCGCAAGGCGAGCCATCGCGGGTTCGAGCACCTGCTCTTCGAAGTTGTTCAGCAACATCGCGCGCTCCACCGAGGTGAAGTTGATGTCGACGCCGAGCTGCTGGTTGACCAACAGGGTGGCGAAACGCTGAACGCTGTTCTGCGCATTCATCTGCGGACCAGTACGGAGGGTGTACTGGAACGGGAGACGGATCGAGAGCTGTTGACCGAGAATGACGCCGTTGATGGGTCCCGGCAGCAAGCTCTGATAGTCACGGTTCGTACGACCCGTGAAGTTGCTCTTGGCGTGCAGCAAGACGAGCGCCTTGCGTGCGACCCATTGAGCGGTGATGAGTGAATTGGCCATTTATACCTTTCCGATGTGTTTACGCCAGGCCGCGCATTTTCCTAGCTTGTTCGCGGCCTGACTGTTTGCTTCCTCTGTGCCGTCGAGCGAACTCTTCCATCGACATGTTGGGGTCGACGATATCTCGCTCGCCCGGCCGTCCGCCAGCCCGTGTCGGGGTGGGGGGAGGAGGCGCCTTGGTGATGGACTTCTTTTGCCCTGGTTGCGCATCGGGCTTAGAACCGTTCTTTGCAGTGGATTCCGCCTCAATCTTCGCGATCATCTTACCGATGGTGATGAGCTGCTGGGCGGGTGACTGGCGGGCGGTTCTAATCGCCAACGCCGTATCCTTTCCAAACTCATACAACAACCGACCGACGTGCTCCGACTGAGCTACCGCGATACCGGCGTCCGGCGCGAGCTGGTTTTCCTTTGCAACTAACACCGGATTTTTGGTAACCACCGCCTCATAGTCTTTGTGCGTTTTTGCAAATTCTGCAATTCGCTTTTCGGCTACGGCGCGGCGTTTGGCGGCCTCGTCCGCGCCCGTCATCTCGCGAACAATCTCGCGAGCGGCTAGCGCGGCCTGGGTCTTCGTCCACTTCTGCATCTTGGCGCGATATTTGTCGTTGTCGAAGGCGATGTCCGGGTCTGCCAGGTCTGGCATCGGTTCGTCTTCCGCAACAGGAGGAGCACTTGCAGCGTCGGTCTGTGCGGCGGTAGGTTTACCGCCGGCCTTGAGCCGCTCCAACTCAGCTAAAGCGTTCTTCAGCTGGTCCTGCATGTGCTTGCCAAATATCTTCGTGCCTTCGAGCAGATCGTTCAGCTCTACTATGCGTTCCTCAGCAGATCCTTTCTTCGGCGCTGGCCGAGCAGGTGACGCCTCTTCGTCAGTCTGCTCGCCGGTCAGGTCAATGTTGGGATCTGATTCGCCGCTGAGTTCGGCGGTGGCGGTGGACGAGTCCGCGGTATCGTCCGAAGTCCCCTCACCCGAATCGGTCGGGTCGCCGAGTGTGCCGTCTTCGTCGACGATGGGGGCATCTTCGTCGACCAACGGTTCCGGGGCCGCTGCTGCGGCGCTGCCTCCCGGAGTGGCATC